AATTATTTACAATAAACAAATTATATACATTCTATATTATATTTTATAATGATTGTTATATTGTAAATTTATAAAAGTTCCTTGAAATTCAAAACAAAAATCAAGGAATTTTTATAACTTTACAATACCAGAATTTTTATAACTTTTGCGAACCAGAATTTTTATAACTTTATTCATCAATAATTCTACGAACTGTATATGAATCAAATTTATTCATTAAATCTGTAATAGTTCTCCATCTACTACCTTTAACTCGTGCTGAACCAATGCCCATGACATATCCTTTTCTATCCATATACATTTCAACGTGTCCACCACCACTGTCATGTTTCATAACGAATAAATCTGCTGGCATTAAATCATCTTCATATGAGCTTTTCCATGAACTGCATCTACCGCTATGAATATTTTTCCCATTTTCTCTTTGGTCACCTGTCCATGTTCCTATGTTATACCCATTTTTCTTATAACAATACCATACCAAACCACTACAATCTGCTGTTCCTTTGTTTGGTCGCATCCTTGCTCCACTTGCTTGAGTGTAACTTACTTTTCCCTCTAAAGATTTCATGGTTGCTATGATTTTTCCACGTACGCCACTTGCCGTTTGTCCGTGTTTTGGTTTCTTTGTTGTTTTTCCACCAGTCGTAAACTTATTCAAAACATCATTTTTAGTGGTGATATTTGCATTGTTTCCACTGTTGCTTGTTTGTTCATCTCCTGTCAATTCATTTTTGTTTGTGCTACTAACATTTGATGGAATCCAAAGATTATTAGCTTGTTTAATAAATCTGATATTAATATTGTTTCCCTCATTATTCATATTTAACCATAATTCATTAGAACTAATTAGTTTAATTGAGTTAATTCCTAAATTTGTTACAGTTGTACTTACTGCACTTCTGTCTGGATTGTTTTTATTTGTTGCACTACCATAGTCGGGATCAATGTCACCAATATCATCTGCATCCCAGTCTTTCGTACTTACACCGTCTGGAATTTTCTTGATTTCTTTTCCATCCCAACTTGCTAGAAAATTTTTAACTTTTCTATATCTGCTTGGGTAGTTTCTTAATACAGCATTATTCATAGCTCCTGTATACCATCTTGTATAAGGGGCGTTTCCTACTGCATTAAATACTTGGAACATACGTTTTGGTGTTTGATGATAAATAGTGCTTGCAAAAATACTTCCCTTTTTATTTGTGATATGATTTCTTTTCATAACTTTAATATATCTATTAGCAAAACTGTCAAACATTTCTTGTTGTACTTTTTTAGCATTTGTTGTTGCTAAACATTTTCGTATCTGGTTAGCTTGTGAGTTTGTAAACACTTTATAACCCCATCTTTTACTACCAGAATCAAAAGTTTTCAAGAATTCATCAGAAAAATAACTTTTTAAATCTGGATATTTAGTTACAATATTATGTAATAAATCCCATGATTCTCCGTTACTTGCTTGATAGATTCCTATCCCCATATGTGGGTTTAATTCGATTAAATTCCATTTAAAATCTGTTTCAACATCTGCTATGATATACTGGAAAGCTCTTACCCATGCTTCATCAAAAATTGCCATAATTAATACCTCTATAATATAGTCAATCTATATAATTTAATTATACAGATTGACTAATAATATTTAATGATTTTATTATAACTTAACACATTTTAACATAACTTGATAACTGTTTGGTTCTACAATTATTACATCACTAGTTAAATTTTTAACGGTCATTTCACATTTTGTTTCTGTAAACTCATATCTTAAACATATGTTACCACCTTTATTCTGTGGCAACCACGTTTGAACAATTCCAACAATCGTATATCCTGTTTTTAAAAAAGCTGTGGCTGTAGGAAAACCAATAATTGAAGCTGCATTTGCTTCAATTCTTGTAGAAGTAATTGGTCCAGTGAAAACGTGAACAGTTTCTAGTTCTCGTAAATTTGTAATTTTTTCTTCATTATTTGTTGCTTTTTCTAATCCACTATCAGCAACATTCTTTGCGCTATCAGCAACATTCTTTGCACTATTAGCAACACTCTCTGCATTATTAGCTGTGTTACGAATTTGCGTAATGTCATTATTAACATTATTAACAAAATTTTTATATTCAGTTTCACCGACTAATCTGTTCCATGAACTCCAGTTTCCATCATGTAATTTAGAACGAATATACATTTGAGAATCAGAATCAACGTAAATCTGCCATGTACCTACATTATCATTGTAGACATATAAGAAGCCTGCTTTTTTCGTCGGTCTGTTCTGTTTTGTATAATCATCGTTTGGTGGCAATGAATAATGACCATTATCAAGGTTGTTTAAATCATCACCAGTACCCAACATTTTTGAAATGAACGTGTTGACTTTGGATAAAATAGCAGCAATTTCAACGTCTTGAGCAATAAAAGCGTTATCAATGTTTAAAAATGCTGTGTTAAAATCAACAAGGTATGTAGGACGGTCAGTACCTATCCATTGTGGTAAATGTAATTTTTTTGTTTCGTTTGTGTAAGACATAAATTATCTCCTTTCTTTAATAAAAATTTGTTGGTAAAAATGGTATAAAATCTTTATAAATTTCTTCTTTAGTATTATTTATAATCTTAATTTCTGTTATTTCACCAATATCTCCTTCATATGGCAAATCATTATTGAAAAAATTAACTTTACTAAATTGTTCTTTACAAATATCAAATAAAGCTATTCTTCCATTTAGTGCTATAACTATATTTAAATTAGTTATTGGAATTTCTAAAATCTCATTTTCTGTTTCATCTTCAAATGTAAATGTAAAATTAAATTTATCACCATTAATTTTTACAGAAACACTTATCGCATTTCCTTTAATTATTAATTCATTACCAGTGTAAAAAGCTCTAGAAATGCTAAAGTAAAAAATTGATGGTGCATCTGTTTGAATATCATTTACACCTTTATGGATTAAGTCATAAAAACATTTTGTATCATAGTCATAACAAATATTGGTGTTTTCATAAAATTTAATAGGAATACCAATATCATCAATTTGTTCACAAGTATATTTGTCACTATTCACAAAATCACACATTGATTCTCTGGTTACTGTGATAATATCATGTTGTAAACCAGATGTTTCTGGATTTCCAGTAATTGCAAATTGTTTAGGAATTCCTGTAGGAATTTTTGCAATCTCACCCAAAACCCACTGCTTCATTTCTCCTTGATACTGATTTAAAATATTTAGCAACTGGTCATACAATCTTTTTGCGTAAATTTCACAATGCTCGTGGCATTTTCTAATTTCCTCTGTAATTCTTTCATTTGTTAAATCAATTCTATTACTTAGTTTGCTATCCTGTTCATCAACATATGCCTTTAAATCTGTAATCTGGCTGTAAATTTTTTCAATTTCATTTTGAATGGAATTAAAATTTCCATCCACATTTTTAGCCATTTCTTGAATTAATTTTGTTAATTTGCATAAAACTTCATAATATGATAGTGATTCATCGTAAACTAATGGAAGAACTTTAAAACATGGTAACAATGGTAACATTTATTCACCCTCTTTCGTTATACATTGAACAATTATATCATTAATATTTCCATTAAACCAATCATAAGGAATGAATTGAATAGTTGTATCGTATTGACCATAATGAACTTTAAAAATAACACCGCAGTTGATTCTTAAAATTGCATTTTTGTCGTATTGACCTTTCATTGTTAGATAATACATATCACTCTTAGAAATTGGTTCACTAATAAATTCTAAAGGTAAAAAATTTCCATTTGTATTTTTTAATTCTAAGATGTTATGAAAAGGTTTTTCATTGAATTTTTTATCAATTTGATGATTCTGATAGTTTAAATCATCTTGTGTTGGTTTGTCGTTGCTACCCCATACTGGTAAACCTATATTTTCAGTTTTGTAACTAAAACTCATAAAATCACCTCACTTTTAATGATAAAATCCTAAAGTAGTTAAATGCAAAGATACATCAGAACTAATGTCAACTTCAGTTGGGTTATAAATTTGCATTGTATATTCAGCATGACGTCTCTCATTTTCAGTTTCTTCTTTAATATTAAAATCAACCCCTATTAAATTTAATGATTGATTTCCTAAAGTATAACCTAACAATGAAATTGGTTTAGGGTAAACCCATCCATTATCACTTATATTTCTTTTTACATTTATTGTTAAATTAGTAACTGTTTTATTTTTAAATGTTGGTTTACCATTATAAATGAACTGTTCTACATTAATTTCATCATGAATGTACTCAAATAGATAATCTATTATATCATCAAAATTTTGAATACTACTACCTGTTACAAAATCATGAGTTAATACTTTTTTTATTTTATTTCCATCTAGTGCCATTTTTTCACCACCTTAATATATACACATAAACAAGTCGTCTAAATCTCGAATTATCAATAAATCAAGATTCGTTTCAATTTTTAACATTTCTTGAAACATTTTATAGTTTTCTTTTGTGCCGTCATGCCCGTGTAAATGCCTTGCACTTTCTCCTTTTGCACCTGTAGTATCTTCTGTACTTGCATCACCTACATTAGAAGTAGTAGCATAATTTTCTGAATAAACGTCACCTAAACTTCCCATAGGGGTGTCACTTGTTCTTCCCTTGCTTGTACTTGTTGTTGTACCTGTCTGTTCTGATTTGTTATTAATTTCTTCGTAAATATCTTTGTTTTCTGTTAATTTTTTGTCTTTTAATTCATCATACAGTTTACAGTATTTAGGCATAATCTCACACATTCTAGTGTTTAATCTGTCCTTAAATAAGTTTGCTGTTTCAAAACCAATTTCTCTAAATTTGTAATGTTCTTTAATTCTTTTATTCAATTCTTCCCTGTGGGATTCTTCCCATATAGGATAGTCGTTTAAACCTAAATCATAATTCATTTCCAAAAGATAACGCAATTCCGTAGTATATTTACTCATTATTAACACCGCCTTTATCATCTGGATTCATTAATTTTCTAGCAAATTTTTCAATGTCTGGGTTCCATTCTACGCTAACATTTAAGTTAAATTTTTTATTGATAGAATCACAAGCTTTTTTCCTCATTTCTAAACCATCAGTTTTCATCATACTGATTATCTCATTATTTGAATCAACCTCATTAGAAACAAGTCTTTCACCCTTTTCAAAATCTGTGTTATTAACACCGATAAATGTCAAAAATTCATGAAACATTTTTTTCTTGTATTCATCAAGCCCTAAAAAACTATCATCTGTAGAAAACTCTAATGTTTTAAAATCATCAATATCAAGTGAAGTGCTTCCAAAAACCATAGGTTCGTTACCATCATAGTCTTTCATTACATTTTTGTAAGATAATCGTTTACTTTCATCACAAGCAATAAACTTCATTTTTTTCTGTCCAGAAATATTTACATCACAGATTCTTTGTGTATTTGCAATTCTTAAAGCATAAGAATGTGCAAGTAAAAATTCTGTCATTCTCATGTAGTTATTGTAAATGATAACTGAATTATCTCCGTAACACTCATGTCTATAATTAGCATAAGGTGAATAAGCTATTCGCCTTACTGGATTCCCATAAATATTTAATCTTCCAGAATCAGTGAATGGTAATGTTAAATAACCGATTTTTTCATCAAAGAAAAATAGTGCTTTTCCCTGTTGACATAAAGATTTTTCTAACATTTCTTCACTACAAGTGTTTGGTAAATCTTTCCAACGAAAACGATTCATTAGTATTCTGGTAAATACATTTAAATACATAAAATATGTTTCGTTGTTAGATATTCCAGAAACAAAAGTAGAATCATAAACGTTTGGATTAAGATGGAATAAATCACCACAACTTATTTTTTTCTTTTTCGCCATCTAATCACTTCCTTTTTGTTAAGGCTTTCCATGTATTATATCCTACAATTCCGTCAACCTTTAATTTTTTAGATTTCTGAAATTTCTTTACAGCTTTTTCTGTAGATGGTCCAAAATGTCCATCACATCCATAACCGCCTAAAGTATAACCATGTTCATGTTTTAAAAATTTCTGCATACACTGAACAATTCGTTTTGATTGAATAGAAACACGTAGTGTAGGTAGTTTACTTAATGTTTCTTTACCCACGATTCCATCAACTTTAGCACCGATTAATTTCTGTAAATCTTTTACATTTTGTTTATAATTATAATGCTTCTTTTTTGATTCTGTTTTTGATGGTTTCTTATTATTGTAATTATTAATATTAGAATAATTTACATCAAATTTTTTATTTGTACCATCAATACTTCCAGAACTTGAATACTGCCATATGTCCACATTAACTGGTAATTTACCCATTTCTTTATTATATCTTGCGTACCATAAATAATAAGGTTTTGCAAGTGCAAATTCTCTATAATATTTATCAAAATATTCTTTGTTGAAATAAAAACCTGTTTCATAACCAGATGATTTAATTGTCTTACAAAATATATCTGTCATTTTACAAATTAAACTTCCTGTAGGTTTTACTCCATTTTTTAATGCATAATTATAACTATCATATTCCCAGTCAAAAAAGATAGGATAATCAATGTCATAATTTTTAATTGCATTTAAACAATAATTAGCTTCTTTTCTTGCCATTTCTTCTGTATATGCGTAAGAAAACCAATAAATACCAACTTTCTTTTTTAGTTTTAAAAGTTGTTTCATATAATCTTTGAATTTTTTATCAATATTGTTTTTACCAAAACCAGCTCGAACGATTACAAAATCAACGTCACTAAATTTTGAAATGTCTAAATTTCCATTATGGTAAGAAATGTCAATACCTTTAGATTTAAAGTTCGTCAAAATCATCACCTACTTTCAATTTTGATAAGTTAAATAAAAATGCATATAAAGCACTAAATAATGCTGTGCTTAATACAGTTGAAAAATTTACTTCACTAATCATTGTTAAACCTGTCAAACTACCTAACATAGATTGAGCAAAAGTCTTAATACATCTTAATGCTACATCTTCACAAGCTTTATTAAATTTTTTGTTTTTAAAATTAATCATAATAATCTCCCTAAAGCTAAACCAATTAAACAAGTAATAGCGTATTTAATTAAATACTCGTACCATTCTGTAGGTTTTCTTTCTAAATTTACAACTTTTAAGGTCACATCATCAAGTTTTGATGAAATAGAATTAAGCATCAAATTTAATCGCTCGTTACTTAAATTTAATTTTTCGATTTCTGAAAACTTATCTTCTATTTCATCTACCCGATGTTCGAGTGACTTAATATCCTTTTTTAACTCTGCAATTTGAACATCATAATCACTCATATTTTAATCTCCTATAAATTTATTTGTTGTATAAACTCCTATGTCACCATCATGCCAAAGTGTTACCCCTTTGTCAAACATATTTTGTATGATTTCCGCAAAACTCTTAGGAATATTTGCTTCAATAATACAACCTTGTGTTTTTATATAGTTAAATCGTTCACACGTTCTTAATTTTGGAAATTCAAAACGATTAGAAACATAACCATACCTTTCAAAAAATGAATTCAATCGTTCAATCATTCTTGGATGAATTGTTTTCCATTTTAAAGTGATACCCCCGAATCCATTCGCAATGTTAAACCCATCTCCACCCGTTTGCCCTGCAAGTGTAGGTGGAGTGATTTCTGCATCTTGAATTTTTTCCATCTGTTTTCTAATTGTAATCTCACTTTGTTTATCAGTTTCATATACCTTTTTAGCACCACCATATAAAGATGATATAACACCACCGATATTTCCTTTTAATGCATTAGATACTACACCCATACCACTTTCAATAGGAGCAAAAAATCTTGCTTCTTTTTTATTGTAATTTGCGATTGCATTATTTAAAGCAAAACTATTCGCATTTTGAGCTTGATATAAAATACTATTATCAACAAGAACTGGTATCTGTGGAAAATTACCAAAAATAATTCCACTATTTATAAAATCACCTTGCGTAACTAAATTTCCATACTTAAAACCATTATCAGTATAATTTGCATAACCTTTTGGGTAAACACAAAATCTTGGCGCTGAACTGATATAAGATATACACTGTAAATCAATTACGTTTTTATCTCTCAATAACTCTGGTTTAATAATAAACTGTTGTCCATTATAACCTGTCATTTCAATATATGAATAAGGGTACTGGTAAAGCTTAAAATGTTCTTGCTTTAGACCAAACTTTTCTATAACATTATCCACTTTTAAAATGTCTTTTTCTGGGCTTATATAGTTATCTTTAATTTTATATACGCTAACTTTTGTTCCTGTAGAAAAACTAATGTCTATTTTTCTTAAATTAGAATCATCCAAAAATTCAGTTGGAATCATAGTTACAAATTGTATATTTTGTGCAATCCACGGAACATTACTTAATCCTTTCGCTAAATTTTCAAATTCAGCACCAGATTTTAATATGTAGTATGATAGCATTGATGGTATATTATCACAAACTGTACCATGTGAAGAATTAATGTTGGGGGAGTTTTTACTTCCAAAATCACCATCTAATTCTACAGATGAGCATACAAGAATTAAATAAGGTAGTTTCCAGTGATAAGATTCTGTATGCACATTCACATAATTCCCACCAAACTCTAAATTTTCTGGATAAAGGTTATTACCTACTAAAGCACCACCATGCAAGTCGTAATTATTGTTTGCAAACTCTTGTTCATGCTGATTCATGATAAAGCATTTTTTAAATTTAATATCAAATTGAAATGTTGTCCATGCATCTACTTCTATTGATATTTCTGTTGTTTCATCATTAACATAATTAACATCAGTTACAAAACAAAAAATCTCTCTATCACCAAAATTCCTATTTTTATAATAACAATAATCAATATTATAACATTGTTCTACATTTTTATTAATAAGAATCGTCTGGTTTTTTCTAATATACCTATAATTATTTACCGTAAATAATAAATGGTCTTGCATAAATTGTCGTCTTACACCAGTATTTCTAAAATCTATTTGATTTTCATAATTTTCAATTCCAGTACCAGACAAAAACCATATCTGGCTGTCTGGCTGAATTGATTTATTTAAGTCTGGCACTGTTAATCACCTCTACTGTTTAATAGTAATAGTACACGTATCACTAACTGTTGGATTAGCAATAGATTTAGCTGTTACTGTCAATGTTTCCATTGTTTCTTCCTTATTAATGTAAAGAACTCCATCCTGTACTGTTGATAATGTGGAATTAACTTCCCATGCTACAGCTTCACTTGCATTTCCTGTCTTTACAACTTTTGCTGTAATGTCATAGGATAAACCTTTTTCTGCATTTTCAATCTTTTTAGGACTTAAAGTAACAGATGTTACACTATCTTCTTCTAAAGCATCAGTTGTAAATCGAACAAAGTTTGAAAACTGTGAGCTAGAAATTGTTTCCCAGTGATGGAAGAAATAATTCCAGTATAAGCCCTGTGCATTATATGCTTCTGTGAATTTCTGCATCTTATCATAAACTACAAAGAAGTCACTATCAGTTAAAACTGCCACAGTTGATTTTGCTTTTTCAGAATCTCCAAAATTATCGACTTCTACAATGCTGAAATCAATATCAGCTTTATCAAGATGAAAAGCCGCCGCTAATGCTTTAACGTCCATTAACGCCTTTGTTCTTGGTGTTACAAAAAGAATCATTTCTTCTTTCTTTGTAAATGTTGTAACACCAGCTGGGTTATACTTACTAGCATAAAATGGCAATGTTCCTGCCATTGAACGAACTTCAACTAACAAGTTCTCTGCTGTTTCTTTATTTGTGACAGAATCAACATGAACATTGTAAGTGTCTGTAGAATCAATATGTTTTGTTAACAGATTTTTCATAATCAAATACTCATCTTGATTATCACCATTATATAGAGAGTCTGTTAATGTTCCGATTAAATCCCTCATTCCATATTCATTTAAAAAAGCGTTAGTTAGCTGATTTTCAGAAATTGTGACTTTATAAAAATCTGCCCTATTAAATCTATGGAACCTTGTCTGAACATCTGCAATTTCTCGTTTAAACTGTAAATCTTCATCCCTTTCTGGATTAAAGGTATGTGCTTTTGCAATGTTTACAAAAATTTCTTCAATATCTGTTCCATATGCAAGTGTACCTTTTTTAAAGTTTCTTAAAGGGTTGTTAAAAAGTTTCTTTCTTAAAACAACTAAAGCAATTCGATTCATTAAAGAATGTAAGAACTCATTTTTAGATGGTTCATATTCTGTAATGGTCATTGCCACTTTTTTTAAGTTATCTTTTGTAGCTTCTGGGACTCTGTTCTGATAATCTGGTGAAGCTTTCGCTCTAATAGCGTTTAAAATATCAATGTTTGCGTTTGGCATTTTTTAAATCTCCTTTCAAAAATTAAAATGAATCAATAATATCTTCTAAACTCGCATCGTCTACTTCTGGTTCTTTATCCCCATCTGTAGAAGTATTTAAAAGTTTTTCCGCATTAAACTTTCTAAGTTCATCAACTCTAATCTCATAACGAGCTATTTCATCATTCTTCTTATCAATAGTTTCTTGCATTTCAGTTAGTTTTTGTTTATCTGGATTTTCCCATTTTTCCAAAATTGCAATAATTTGCTCTTTTGCATCTTCTCCTTCGATATTTCTAACTGATTCTAATAATTCTTCATAATTCATATTATACACTTCCTTTTTAATAATCGGCTGTAATAATAATAATAAAGGTGTATTCCACAACACAAAACCATTTTTGTACCAGTGTCACCTGTGGAAGTGTACAAAAAGTCATTATTAAAGAAATTATTACAGCCTCACATAAAATGATAGACTAGCAATTTCTTTTAAAATTACTTTTTTCCTCTATCTATTATTATTATAACACTATTGTTTATTTTTGTCAACAAAATTTTATTTTATTTGAAACGGAACATTTGTTAAAAGTACACCACCTTTTAAACGCTTTGGTTGTAATTTATTGTTACTCTTAAATCCAATTTTAAAATTGTCATAGGTAACTTCATTCTTTTTAATATTATCTGGCATACCACAAGCTTTTACGTCTAAAAAATCCCCATTATCCTCTATATAAGTTTTTGGTTTTATAAATTTAGCTCTAATAAATGTGCTTTCATGTGCCCATGCACCTAGTTTTGTATCGTGAATCTCTAAATCTTCTGGATACTCTAAACCAGTTAAATGTAAACTATCCGTGTCTGCATAAATGAATCTATCATACACTTTTTGAGCTGAACGGATTGTTTTGTTTCTGGCATAAGCTGTAATGAAAGAAGCAACTGGAATATAAACTGGTGTTCTTGGTTCTTCGTCCATTGTTTCATACTTAACTACACCATTTTCATCTAAATATGGTTTTTTACTCTTTCCAGTGACTGCTGAACCGAACTTTCCATATAAACTGTTTTGCATTAATTTTGCAATCTGCCTTTTTCCACCTTTTGAAGTTGCTTTTTGTGCATAGAAAAAATCAATGTAGTTTTTAAACATTCCTTTTCTACCTCTAAATTTATAGCCATCAAACCATTCTATATCCCATACGTCGTAATGGTCAAAAAATAGCTTTAAATCTATTGAAGTCAATGTCAATAATTCTTGTTGTTGTGATTCTTCAAGGTATTGAACTGGATTGTATCTTAGGTTGTTTTTTAACTGAATCATAGGTAAGTGTTTTTCCTTTAGCTTAAATTGACAAGCAAACCGCTGAACAAAAAGTGGAAAATTATCATCCTGTAAATATTCTCCTTGAAAATATATTGGCTTTCCATATGGTAAAAGAGTGTCATACATAGAAAACGGATATAATGAATTAACATCCAAAACAATACCCTTACCAATTTCACAAGGTTTTTTCAAATATGTCCATCCACCTTTATATGATTTTCTAATAAAAGCATCTTGATAGTCGTCTAATTTTGGGAACCAATAATCAAAATTTTTTGTAATTCCTTTATAATAATGTAAAGCATCACTGGCATTTGTCATATGAGTGTAACCTTGGTCAATCTGTTGTTTTAAAGCCATAGCAACAATCTGAACGTCATTTTTTATATAAGCTTTTTCAACATCAGACATAACATGACCTTTACCCCTATGTAAATTATAATCAATCTCACCCTTTAATATAGGTAAATTAAATGATGTAGCAATTTTTTTAACGGGCATTGGAAGTTTTTTCAAAGAATCTAAAATTTCTATATATTCTTTACCGTCAAATTTTATTCTAATTGAATAAAATGTTCCTGTAAAATCAATTAATGTTGAAAAACATCTTTTATGTTTTAGCTTCTTTTCCCATTTAAAACCATTTGTCAACAACCATGAAATAATAAACTCACCATCAAATTTCAAATTGTGAAAGAAAACAGTTGATTTTACATTATCTTCACACCATTTCATAAAATTGTCTATACAATTACCGTAAACAACATTTTCTACATTTTTAATGTCACAAATAGCATATGCCCAAACTGATACATCATATGTGTGAGTATTTGTTTCAAAGTCTGCCGTATACATTCCCCTTTGACTCATTTAAAAATATTCCTTAAACTAGCAAGCTGTTTATCTTCACCTACCTCTTCGCTATATACAAAAGAAATTGAAACATAAGCATCTGAATAATAATAATTTATAAAATCTTGTGTTTTCATATCGTCGATTTTTTTAATTAAATCATCTGCTCTATCACCATATGTAGCCTTAAGTGCTTTTTTATAATTTTCTTTATACTGTTGAGCGTTTTCTTTTTGTGATTCTCCACTAATTTGTTTACGTAATAAACGTATATCTTTTTGAAAATCTTGAATTGAACGGTATTTATTAATGTTGAATTCTCTTTTTCTGAATTCATAAAACTTTTCATCGTCTATAACATCTTCAACGTGTAACTGTCTTTTTCTCTGTTGAATTTTTCCAGTTGTAGTGAAGTCTGGTACACCACCTGTCTTTGCAATTTGTTTCTTTATTTCATTGTACTCTTTTGTTTTTACTCTGTTTCTTTTTTCAATTAGTCTTTTTGCTGTGTCAATTTCATAATTAGATAATGAAACACCATATTTATTCGTTTTGAAAGAATATGCATTTCTTTCTAATAACTTATTAATTCCTTTTATGTAACTGTTGTATTCTGTTCTGTCTTGGAATTCAGATGGTTGTCGTACCTTAAAAGGTACATCAAAATCATATTGTTCGGCTATTCTTCTTATTTTTCTATCTACTCTTTTATTTAACTTTCTTAAACTGTCAATTTCTCCCTTTTTCCAACGTATAGCCAATTTTTAACACCACCTTAAAAGTATTTAGGGTAGTAATAAATACTACCCTATGTATGAAAAAATATGTTTACATACATTTATTAGAACGACAACAAGATTTATTAAATGAGTGAGATGGAAAATAAATCTTGTAATTTTATAATAAATGTTTTTCCTTTCTTAAAAATATACTAATTAATTGTTACCTAAATCTTTAACAAACCTCCAATGAAATAAACTTGTATTTTCTTGACTTTTTCTCTGTTGCTTTGATTGATAACTCACCGTTCCATTCGCTAGGTTCTCCAAAGATTGTAACAATCTTACCGAAAGAATCATAAGCACTAATGGATACTGTGCTGTACGTTTTACCATCTTCATCGAATAAAACAAGTCTTTTTGTTTCCTGTTTTGCTCCATTATCATCTGCGATTTCGCAATCATGAATGAGATAGTCAACAACCTTGATAGGCTGTTCAAGATGTTCAGATAATGAATAATCTGTTGCGTTCATTGCATTGAACATCTTTTTCTTATCTTCGATTGTGTCTAATGTGAGTGATGTTACGATAGTTTCATTTGTTCCTGTGATTGTTAATTCATTTGCCATTGTTTTTCTCTCCTTTTAAATAAATTATTCTTCTACTGAATCTGCATTGATACGTTCTTCAATCGGTACTTCTGTTGCGATTGTTAAAAAATCCTCTAAGCTACATTCATAGCGTTTTTCATGAACGATAGTGTTAAGAATGATTGCCTTATGACCACATTCTTTAGTTACCTCTGCAAGAATAGCTCGTCCTAAACGACCTGTTTTCTCAACTCTTTTCACCTCATGGATTTCCATGTTATCAACATAACCGATAACATATTCATTAAATTTTACTGTTCTTGTAAATTTCATGTTTTGTTCTCCTTTCTTTTAAATGAAATTTAATTGTAATTTATATTTACTCTTTATTTAAAAGAGATAAATAACTTTCTATTGATGATTTTAAATCATCTGATTCTATTTTGCAACATTCAAAATAAATCTCTTTTGTTTCTTTAACATATGAAAGAGAAGCTGTTCTAATATTGTAACTATATAATCTAAAAATAACCATGTCTGTTCCATCGTATATTTTTTCAATTTTAGAAAAGCCAAACTTATGTAATTTATTAAAATCTTTTAAAATTAAAGATAAATAATCATTTTCATCTAATACTTTTTCCCAGAAATTTTTATGATAAGTTACTGTTACTCCCTTACAATCTTTCAAAATTGTTTTTGAAAAGCAATCATTATTCTCAACTAACAAATCAGAAACTAAAACTTCATGAGTATATTTGTTTTTGATTTTCATTTTTATAACACTTCCTTTCCTTTACTATGATTATATTATACTACTTTATGTTTGAAATGTCAAGTATAAGATTGTATTTTTTATGTATTTTTAATTTATCAACATTTGTTGAAAACTCTGTGGATAAGTTTTAATGTTTCACGTGAAACATTTATTCACACGGCTTTGTTTTTAAAACTTTAACATACCTCTGATTATGCTCTAGTTTAATATAAATAATTGATTTTGTAGGTTCATCAAAAAATGAACCAGAATCAATTATTGCAACTGTTGAATAGAAACCATATTTTTTAATTAACCATGATACAGCAATTAAACTTCCTTTTTCGTACACTCTAAATTTACCTCTATATTTTGACATATTAACACCTACTTTCTATAAAAAGAATCTACAATAATCAATAAAAGCAATAATTAGTCCAAAAAGACAGCCTGTAAAAAATGCTAATATTAAATCAAACTTTTTCATAATTTCTCATCTCCTTTCTTTTTATAAGTATATTATACTCTTATTTTATTG